TCTACCTTAGATGTGTTGTCGTTTGTCAGAGTAAACTGTCCGTAGTGACCCAAGATACCCTGAGACTCAGCTACTGAGTTCTTTATGTATAGTATATACTCTGTTGTTCCAACAGGAACCGTACCTGTTGAGTTGTTGACAACCACATTGTTAATACCCTGTGGTAAGTTTTGGTTTATTTCTGTGACTACACCAAACAAAGTAGGAGCACTACTTCCCCAATATACATAGTCCCCAATGCTTATAATACTACCAACCGGAGTATTTACATTAAAGTCAATCGTAGATATTGTAGTTACCGTAGTTATATTAGAACTTGTACCTAAGCCATTTACTGAACGTAATGCGTATTGGTCTAATGTTGCAGGAACCGTTCCACTATTTCTAACGAAAGCAAAGAATGTACCCTCCTTCTCCTCAAACCAATCCTCATCAATAAATCCTGTGGTCTGTTGGTCGCTAATCAATGCAACATCCCAACGGTCATCTCCTCCAAGCTCGATAGTCTTGAACAGCTTATTATCTAAGGGAGAGTCATTGAATACTGATATTACTTGCGAGGTATACTGAACGCCATAGTAATTATTTCGAGTCTCGTTTGTATTATGCCTGTATAGGTTGCCTCCCTTCCAAGTATAAAAGTAATTGTTCATACCCATCATAAAGTCAGGGTAGTACGAATAGAATGACGGGAATCCCGTAACCCCTCTATCGTAAGTTAGTGTATAATTATTTCCTGCTATTACTTCACTCATATCTTATTTTCTTTATGGACAGGTAATTACCGTGTCAATTATTCCATCTACAACTTGAATGCTATATTCAACGGCTGCGTCTACAGTCTTATAGAAACCATCTGCCGGAGCAAATTGTCCGCTTGCATCTGTGAACACATAGTCGTGTAACGCAGGTACTCCTGCTGTTCCCGTTACAGGAACATTATAAAGCGTTACGGGATAGGTAGTCTCAGCACAGGCTGCTACATCTGATACCTGTCTTGAAGATGCTGCGAAAGATGTCAATTGTGTTGGACACGCTGTTGTGATACCGAACCCTGTACCTGCACAAGCTGCTGCAATTTCAATCCTTATAATAGAAGGCGATGCTGTAGGTTTTGGTATAACCATAACACAAAGCCCCGGTGCAGTAGCTGTTAACTGTACATCTACTGAGTTTACTGTTATGCCCTGAGTGTTACCTGTAGCCACAAAAGAAGTACCATCGTACTCATACTCGTCTAAAGTATAAGAACTACCACTAAGACCACAATCATCTCCTGCATTTCCAATAAATGTAAAAGGGTCATTGACACCTGTTGACTGTAGTTTGCCATAAGCAGGAGCACTTAGCTTATTGTAAGTAACTCCATTGTATACGGCTCTTATACCATCCGGTACACTTGCAGGATTAAAGCTAATCACTATAGCCCCTGTATCTGTAGATGTTCCACCTGTGTCTATATCTAAAATATAGTACCCTGTTACACCTGATGATACTGATACGGTAGGACCTCCACACTCTGTTACACAAGAAGGGCAAGTCTGATTTGGTAATAGGTAACAAGTACCTCCACTAACCACTTGCTCTCTTGATATACTACCATCAGAGTAGAAACCTGCTGTTGCACAAGTTGTTAGCCCTGCGTCTGTATAAACCGCAGTAGAGTTGCTTAGTGTTGTTCCGTCTATATATACGTTTACTGTTGCCATTTTTTAATTCTAATTATTTTCTTTTTAACATCCACAACAAGAAGATTCCAAGTCTGCACCAAAACACAAGTTGACATTGTTAGGTTTTCTATAGTCATATATAAGATATAAAAAATCTCCATTACTTCCATTAGGTACAGTAAAAGTACCCGTATATGTATTGGGTGCTCCACCTGTATCTGTAGTCATTGACGTAGCCGCAGCTAAAAGGGTTGCAATAGATGCCTGTGTATTTGGATAGTTTGTACTACTCCTTAAAAACTTAAAGTCATTTGTAGCTGTATCAAATGTCGCACTATCTCCACTCAGCTTATTGAATGTAAGGGTCATACTCGCACCATTCGGTGGTATTGCCCCAACACCTTGTGGTCCTGTTGTAACATCATAGTATGACACCACAGGGTTACCTACGTCTGTTCCAAACTTTACTTGGTTTGATGTTAGGGGTGATGTATATGTACCATCCACAAACCTGTGTTGGTTATGAACTTGTAGTCCCTCTTCATTCGGACTCGTCACACACACCTCAACGATACTAATAGTCTCAGATAAAGGACATCCTACCGTAAAATTAATATTCATTGGAACCCTTGATAATATCTGTATTGTTACCTCAGTTACATTTATCGTATCCTTTTGGAATATGAGTGTACCTGTACCACTACTCGACCCTAATATCTGCGTTACATTTCCATTATAGGTAATGATTACATCGTAGTCAAGAACATCTCCTTGGTTAATTATTGAAGCACCCCAACCCATAATAGTCTCTCCAATCGCTGCACCTAATTCAAAGCATCTGTTATAGGGAGTCTCAGGTGTTATTGTTACCGTTTGAGATATATTGCAGTCCACACATTCAATCTGTGCAGGTAAGTCTTGTTGGTTAGCTGTGATGACATACTCATTCATATATGGGTCAAAGCCACCAAGTTTCTGTTTATCCATTGATACAAGGAACAAGTCTCTAAACCACGTTCTCATACCATTCTGAGAGATAATCTCTAATGAATCACTCGGACCACTTGCCCCTGTAAGTTTCAATACAGCTCCTCTCTTTGCGTCTGTGAAGTATTTATCAGGTCCCCATTGAGCAAAGCTCTCAGGGTTATTACTGATACCAAACTCCTCAATCCTTGCTATCTGAGTTCCTAATACTTGAGGTACTGAGGTAAGGGTGCTTCCACCTGCTGCATCAGAAAGTAAATTCTTACCACTTGCTAATATGTATGATATCTTATCTTCTTGTAGAATCAGTACGTCTGTCTCTCTACCGAATAGTATTTCCACAGGACCAAAAGACTCTTCGAGTGGCTTGAAGTTAAGTAGCCCTCTATTAAACTCATTTAGCCTGTTTACATTTGACTCGTCTGAGTATGTACCACTATAGGTAATATCAGCAAAGCGATTAACCTGCTCAACCTCATTTGCCTGTGTGGATGTAACCCTGTTGCCAAGTGCAAAAGGTTTACCAATGGCACTATCTCTAATCTTATAGCTCTCTACACCATTTCCAAACGTAAAGCAGTTAAAGAAGTTTGTTTCGCATATGGCAGGAGTGGATGAGCTAAGGACTTGGTCTTGAACATTACCCAAATGTGTTCCTGCTGCTAATGCTGTATCAAATATTGTAACAGGAAGAGTAGGCGGTGTAGTCGGAGATGCCGTTGCACTACCACATATACCATTTACAAAGAGTGCCGTTCCGGGCTGCAATACTATTTGCTGACTTCTTCCATCTAAATCAAGATAGTTAAATGCAATAGCTGTAGGCTCTGCTGTTGCAACACCTAACTCTATACGACACTTATTTGTACCTTCAACAATTCCAAATGACTGAGAAGACTCATACCAAATATCAGGAGATGCATCAAGTGGTTCGCTTTCAAATACTACCGTCTCATCTGCCCTATATACAGTAACAGTAGTCGTAAGGTCAGAGACTTTCTCCCAACCCCTTCCGCCACATCCAAAAGTTCCTGTAGTTGTTAAGTATAAAATATTATCATCGGTTGTTCTAAAAAACTGCCAAAAGTTTGTAGTTAACTTAGGCTTCATAGCATTATATACATCTAAACGTTTAGGAACCTCTGTAGGAGTTCCCGGAGTAGGGTTTATAAATACATTTGTCTGTCCTGAATTTAGAACCCCATCATTTAATGTGAGAGCAATATTATCTCCCACAAACCAATCGTACATATTATCATAGTTCGCAGATGCTGTGTACACCTTATCTAATTGATATTCTCTTCTTGGACAACCACCTTTACCTATTCTAAGATTTTGATAGTGTAGTACAATGGTACTTCCTATGGGTATATCGAAATCAGAATAAGTTATTGGCGGAGTTGTTCCATCAGCTAAACTTAGATTAACAAGAACCTTTGGTGCTGTATCTGCAAATTCACCCTGACTCCTATCTGTACGTGGACCTATAATAGAATCGTCTGAACTCTCTACTGAAAAATCAGTAGAGTCTATCTTCATATACACACCACTTGGTATAGGTAAATCAATGTCAGGGTTATCTTTACTTGGAACTTCAATAAATCCTTCTTCCTTTGCCTCTTTTTCTAATACCGTGGGATATATACAACTACTTGCCGGACCTCTTTGGTCTCTCTTTAGTATCAACCTTTGTCCATCGGTTATCTTAGCAGCGTTCTCTCCTTCAAGTAAGAAGTATGTGTCTTTTGACCCCGGCTCTGTAAAGTATAAGTTTGAGTATATAGTCTCGTATGTCTCTCTATCAGGCTTTATTGCAAACTTATATTTCTTTGCCCAAAATGGTGCAAGCTGCGTAGTTGGTATAGTTACGTCAATACTATTAGCTGTACCGCAAGTGGAGCAAGGAAAGTGCTCCGTATTATTCTCGCTAACTAATGCAGTAGTGGACCTATTGAACTCATCCATATAGACTATACCTATCTCGTATCCTCTATTGCTATGCAAGCTCTTCTGATTTCCTGTTGACAAGTATTCTATAGTTGGGTTAACAACAGATAAGTATTCCGTATATACATTAGCAGCAGTAATATTATCTTGGTATTGTATAGCAGGGAACTGAAAGGTAATTATACCTGACCCTGCTGAAGCCGTAGTTATAATTGCTTGTTCAATAGCACTTATACCACTCTGATATTTTTCATATGCACCATTAAGAATGTCAGCAAATATAGTGTTATATAAATCTGTTAATGTAGTCCCATCTTCTGCTGTAGCCATTGGCTGAATATTACCACCGGGCAAAGATATTCCTATCGCCTCTTGCCACTCATCACTTAGCCATAAGTCGTACACACTTACATAGTCTCTTGTTAGAGGAAATGAAAACTCAAGAATATTATCATTGCCATTTGTCTCTGTAGGAACAGGTGGCGGAGTACCTGACCAACTATCGTGGCTAAAATTAAAGGAAAATGTAAGAGTTGCTCCTGCTTTTAGTTCTACACTTAAAGGAAATTCAAATGAAACCAAAGTATCATCAGGTGTAACTGTTCCATTAATGGTGTAGGTTCCTGCTGATAATGTACCTTCAATATCGTCAGTAATCAATAAATCAGAGTTCTGAGAAGTAGTGTAATCAAACATTACATCGTTGCCGTCATTATCTATTAAGTCAAATCCTTCAGTATAGTTACCGTACATAAGTCGGTTGCCCATAACTGTCTGAGCCTTACTTAGTAATGGTACGCTATCGTATAGTCTGAGTATCTCTGACTCAGGGAGTATTGTAAATATCTTACTATTTGTGAATGTAAAGCTCTCTTCTGCATTGTCTGTAAGACCTGCTTTCGCCTTGTCAATCTTCTCTATTATCTTTATAGTAGGGCTATCTGCTTCCTTAAATAATATGTCAATACCTTTTACCAAAGGTCCACCTGTATTGTAGGTTACCTCTGCTTGGTTAAACTCATTAACCATACCCTCATTTAGCATACTATCTCTTTCAAATGAAAAATCTCTTGGCACAAATGCAGGGTCTGTCCATTGAGATGTAGCTGAATACTCATCATCAGCATACTTGTATCTATAAGCAAAGCATATAAACCTCTCCTCTAAGAAGGTTTCGTTGGGAGATGTGGTAACAAGAGCTACTTCAGGTGCTGCTGATGGTGGTCTCTTTATTACCAATATGTCATCATAAGCAAACCCATCTACACCGAGTGCATCAGGCTGAGAGTAACCTCTCTTAACATTTATTTCCCTTGGCTGATTAAGGTTATCTGTAAAGAATAATAAGTCCTCAACTTTATTTACGCCTGTTATTAGGTACTCAGGATTAAAGTTTAGTGTGGTATTGACACCACCACCATCATTGATACTTATTAGATGGTATACAACTACCGTAGTGTTCACATTATAGGACACTACCATATCAAGTTTACCTTCAGTTTGTTGACCAAAGGGAAAGGTTGAGTCGTGTATAAACCAATACATAGTCTCATTGGCTCCATCATCAAATGCTCCTATACACCTTGCGTTAGCAGATAGCGGAGTACCATCGTACTGTAAAGTTGTTAGCTGAGTATTCCCTTTAGAGTTCTCAAGTACACCTATCTCAGAGCCTTCTGTTGAACCCATACGAATGTTTAATGCATCAATGTACTCCCCGTTTGGAACGAGTCGCTCATCGACTGATTTGTTCATCCTACCTGCTATAAAGTTTCTTTGAATATTCGCCATATTATTTTAACCACTTATCTCTTCCTCTTAGATTCATTAATAATCTTCCCGGATGTATATTGCTAATTCTTATTTTTGCGTTTCTAAGTAATGCCGTCTTTCTCTTCTGTGCTCTCCTTACGACATACTCTTGAACACCTACCTTGCTATTTAATATAGCATACTCAATGTAAGCGTAGATGAAGTCTTCAAATAACTTATTAACAGTTACCTTGCTGTCGTCTCCATTCTCCATACCATCAGACACATACTCAAGCACAATAAGCTCTCCCTCAATACCTGAGCTAAAGTTTATTACACCACCCTTGGCATCTATCTTAAATGTAGGGTTTGCATTTGCAGTCTCTGTATTCAATCCGTATCGAGCACCTATCCCATAGTCAAAGTACCAAGCCCCATCAATATTCCAACCTGCTCTCCCATAATACTCAGAGTTTTGGTTTAGGTATATAGACTGCTTAGTCCCATCTAATCTATCTTGGTCTAAGTTTGAGTTCTGAGGGCTTAATGCGTTACCGTCTATATCGAATAGTATCCTATCGTTATTGTCTTGTAGGTATGCACTTGACCAATTGGTCTGAATGTTTTCAGTCAATGGCATCAATAGACCATCACGGTACATTGACACTCTAATCCAATTTACATAGTCCGATGGTAGCACATACCTAAGCTGTGCCCCAACATTTAGTTCTAATATCTTGCTCTCTTTAAATGCGTCATAGTTTAATTCTTGTATCGCCCTCTTTGCGTGGAACAATACCTTGTAGCGAGGCTCGTTGTTTACCAATGAGTGGTTCCCTGCGTACATTAACATAAAATTATTTACTATATCCTCTAAAGAAACATATTGGTATGAACCCCAATTTTCATCTTCAGGGCTTGCCCCTCCATTTTCGTAGTATTGATATTGTGATATATATGCCATATGTTATTTTTCTGATGCTGTATTCTCGTTGTCCTCAGCCTGTGCAAACTGTACTGCCTGAATCTCTCTAATCGACATACCTGCGTATTGTAGAATCTTGTTAACCAAGTTAACCTCATCGTCCAATGGTAGCTCAAAGTCTTGATAGTCAGCACTTCCTGAATCAAATACAGGCTCTCCACTTGCTAATGTTATGAATGTCCACTTAGGTGCAAATGGGAATCTAATGTACTGAGAAATCAACTGCCCTATATTACTTATCGTATTTGGATAAGAATCCAAGAAGTCACCCTCCTGTGCGTATGCAGGGAATGTTAGGTTTGGTGCAGTAAGGATAGAATTACTTAGCATAGTAATCTTGCTATTGCTTACCTTCTCTGCTTCCTTTATGTCTGATGCCCTATATATATTATAAGTCTTACCAATTACATCCCATACATTTACGCCTGACGTAGCTCCTACTGTTAACTGAGTAGGGCTGTTCACAGATGCCACTATAGTATTGTATGTAACGTTATTTGTTACCGTTGACACGATGTCTCCTACTGATACACCACTTGCTATAAAGTCTGCTAAATTGTCGTCTACAAGCGTAAATGTTGCATTAACTGTATCTGTAGTACCACTTGCCAATTGATTAGTATAGATTAATACCTTGTTAATAAGATAGTAGCTATTGTTAGTTGTTGTTGGAGATGGTAAGAAATACTGACTACCTGCGTTCTGTAGCAATGGTAGCGTTACTGAGAAAGAGTCTATCACCTCCTCTATACCTTTCGTAATATCTGCGTAACCCGTTCCTGATTGACGGGCATTTTCTTTCATTAATTGGTAGTTGTACTGATAGAAATAATTCTCAAAGATATCTAACTGAGCTTGCTTTGCAAACAAGTTGAAATCAGATGGGGTTATGTACCCGTAATTATTTTTGTTCAATACAGACATTACCGTCTGTCGGACCGAGTTAATCATCTGCTCTTATTTTATTACAAAGATAGGCAAAAAAAAAGACCCCACATTTTTGCGGAGTCTTTGTATATTGGTAGAGTAACTTGTTAGTCTAATAGTGATTCAAGGTGTTTTAATATATCTATACCATCATCGCTCTTCATATAAGAGACAACTAAATCTATACCTTCTTCTCCAAAAGGTACATTTAATAACTTTGTTTTATTGGAAGATAAATTAAACCATACCTCTTTGTTACTTTTTCTAAATGTTAATAGCCCTTGGTCAAAGAATCTTTGAACCGTTCCTACTAACTGTAGCTCAGGGTCTGTTATAACATCTAAGAAGTCACTTGGATTGTTCTTAGCAAATACTAATATGTCTCGCTTCATCTCTGCGGTGGATGTCTTTGATGTATCCATACCAAAGAGTACACGACATACATTCTCAAGCTGTTCTAAGCTAAGTGACTTAGCCTCTATCAATGCGTCTGCTTGAACTAATAGGTAGTCTACCTCTTCTGTGGCATCCTTAGCCTTGTTTACCTCGATAAACTTCACTCCGTTTAAGGGATGGTAGTGTAAGAACTGTTGCAATACTTGGTTTTCTTTTCCAACGTGAAGTAGCCCATCTTCAAATACTACGGGTTCGAGAATGGCATTTCCATCCTGCTCATCCACAAATGGGGTCTTTTGGTTTCGTGCATATCGAAGCTCTCGGTTAATACCTGTATCTTCGTCAAAATGCATTAATGGGAATCTTCTACTGTTTTGTGTCGGTAGCATAAAAGATAAAGGTGCTACATCTCTTGTAAGCCTGTAAGACTTAGCTTCAAATACTTTGTTTTTATTTTTCATTTAATTCTAATTTAATTCTTAAAAAAAAGGGAGAGGCTACATATGTAGCCCCATCCCATTATTAATTTACTTCTTAGTCTTTGAATAAGAAGAAGTTGTTTGCACCTAACGTACATACAGCTCTCTCAGATAAGAAGTGTACTTCCATAGCATCTAAGCTTGAAGTTTGTGCTCCACCTGCTGAACCTGTAATCCACGTTTTGTAGCGTCTGTCTTCAGTTTCAGAAGCTCTGTATCGAACGTGCAAGAATGGACGCTTTGCGTTTTTACCCATTACTTGGTCGTATACTGAAGTAGAACCGGCAGGAACTAATAGTCCATCGACTCCGTCACTTGCTAATCCACCACGCATAGTTGGGTCGTTTAGGTATTTCCAATCAGACTTGTAGAAGTCATATCCTCTACGGAATCCTGTGAAACCTAAGTTCAATGCCATATCTTTCTCATTGTCAAATAGACCATAAGATACACCACCGGCAGCGTTGCTTGATTGTTGAGCTAACATATCGTCAATGTCAAAAGAGTAATCTCTGTTAACAAATACTACGTTCTCTTCAATCGCACCTTGCTTGTCAAGTCTTGAGATAATACTATCCCACTGAAGAAGAGTAGTTGGGTGTCCACCACCATATACGTTTCCTCGGTTGTTAACAGCGTAGAATATACCTTCAGAACCTTTAAATCCTAAAGCTGCTGCACCACCTGCTACAGCACCTGCTGCCGGAACTGCTTCAATCATTGCAGTCTCTAAGTAGTCATCAAAACGTAAACGAGTTTCGTGCTCAGACTTTAAGTACCATAGGTATCCGTTTGCTCCATTTTCAGTAGTTACTTCAACCCATCCAATTTGTGCCATATCAGACCCTGATACTGCGTATTTATCTTTGATGATGATTGGGTTGTTCTCGAAGATGAAGTCGTCAGATTCTAATGAACCATCCATTCCTTCAGTTCCTTTTTTGAACTCAGAACCATAGATAAATACAGTAAGAGTATCTGTAGCCGCATAACTCTGTCCTAATGCTTCGTAGTAAGCTACTGCAAATGTACCTGCTGCTGTGTTAACTGATGTTACGATACCTTTGTTAGAACCTGCTAAACCTGCGTTGTCAGAAATCAAAACTGTCTGTCCAACTCGTACTGCAATACCACCTGCTGTTAAGCCAATAGTACCTCGGTTGGGTACAAGTGGGTCACTTACTGTGATAGTTGCGTTGCTAACTCCGGCTGCTGAACCTGAAGCACAATCAACGTACTTAGTGTGTAATCTTCCTTGCTCTGCCCATTTGATAAGGTCTGAGTTAGAAGGCATTTCAGCTCCAACCATTCTAAGGAATGAGGATACTGTTCTGTTTCCATAACGCTCGAATTCTTTCTCGTAGGTATCAGGAAGATACTGATTCAAGAAGTCGAAGTTAGTGATGTAATTTGTACTCAACGGTACTTGTTGAGCACTTGTTTGTAAATCAAAACCGGGGGTCGGTAATACTGCCATAATTTTTTTTTCTTTTTTTTTTAAATGTTAAACTTTTTTATTAATTATCTTTTCCTAATCTTTAAACCACGACCTGAGTCATTGTTCAAAGATTTAATTTGCATACCTGATTTCGCTTGTGTTACTTCAGGAGCAGAGCGAGTTGTCATATTGACATTTTTCATTTTCCTCATCTGCTCATCTGCCGAAGCACTCTTGCCTTGTTCGTAAAAGAACTTAGCAAACTTGTCAGGATGCATCGCCATTGCTAAAGACTTGTGGTATCCCTCCGCATCACTTATGATTCCATCTTCATCCAAAAACTTTTTAATAAAGTTTGAGGGGTCTGATTGACTCTTTCTAAGTTCAGCAGCATCTCCCGGTGAAAAAGAAATAGATTTGTCTTCGCCTAATTTGAACTCAAAACCTTTGAACTCGTTGAATACGTCATCTGTCTTTTTCGAGAACACCTCTCTCTTGCGAGAGTTTTGCTCATCTATCGTCTTAGCGTCAGCTATATATTGTCTATATTCCTCCAACTCTTTCGCTTCGCTATCAGGAAGACCATCCCTTCTCGACTCGAGAGGAACTTTGTATTTTTCCTGTTGCTCTGCAAAGTAGTCTTTGGCTTTAGCAATTGTCTTCTTTTTTGCTAACTTGGTTTTCTTAATGTAGCTATCGTCATCAATGTCCTCATCATAGGAATAATCCTCCATAAGAATGTCAATGTCTTCTGCATCCAACCCTTTCTCGGTTGCACTAAGATAATCTCGTAGCAGTTGCTCAGGCTCTGTGTCATCATAATTCTTTTGCAATTGCATAAAATCATTAATGCCACGACCTGTATCTTTTTTGTATTGTAAATACTTGGATACATCTTCAGGGAGAGGGTCGCTCTCCTCTCTCGCTTGATTGAACTCATCAAGTGAATTGATTTCTCTTCCGTATTTATTACCAATAAATTTAAGAACGTCTTCCTCAGTTAGCGTAGCCTCCTGAGATTGTGTTTCTACTTCTTTAGTCGGCTCCTCTACTTGAGGAGTTTCTTCAACTTGAAGGTTTACCTTTGGTGTCTCTTGAACCTCAACATCAGGTGCTCCCTCTTGGTTTAATTTTTCCTCGTGCTTCTCAAGTAATTCTCTTTCTATTTCTTGAGTTGACTTCTCTTCTCCGACTTCTACCGCTTTAACTTTAAATTCCATTATGTGTTTGATTTAATTGTTTGCAAATTTAGGCAAAATATATTATAGTTTTTTTTGCTCATTATCTTGGGTTAAACTCCGCAAAGTCAAAACCATCTAAGCTATCCTCGTTTGATTCAAAATTCAATGGAGGTAGATTATTCTTTCTTTGGTTAATTAACTTGCTTTGCTCTGTATTCTGTTGGCTAATCCTATCTGCCTTAGCACCCTCTCTTGAAGACTCTCTATCAGCCAAGGACTGTGCATTCATCTGTGCTAATTGAATATTAAGTTCAAACTCTTTATCCATCAACTGAGATTTCAACATAGCCTCGTTCTTCATCTTCTCAATCTCGAATGCTACGTCAGCCTGTCTGTACTGCATCTTAGCCTGAGTCTCTGCCTGTATCTTCATCTGAGCTGCCTGTGCTGCTAACTGCTGAGACTGAGCCTGCTGTTGAGCTTGCATCTGCTGCTGCTGCATAGCCATCTTCTCCTCTCTCTCTTGCTTAGATATTCTCTTAACCTTTAGCAATTGATTGGCGAGTTTAAGATTTCGTATCTCTCTAATGTCAATAGCGTCCTCAAGGTTTATATCTCCCTTAGACAAAGCCATCTGAACATTCTGCTCAAGCATTGCCTTCTGCTCTTCATCAGGAGACATCTCGATGAATATTCCAAAGTCATATATATATAAGTCCTTTATATCACTTAGTATAGACACATTGTACTTGCCAATCTGATTTATAAACTCATCCTTAAAATCAGAGTATTGAAGGATATCAGCTACTCTGTATGTTATAGCCTCAGATAGACTCCTACATATATATAGGCTACCTTGTAGTATATGCCTTGTAGCTACGTTAGAGTTTAATGCTGCTAACTTCTGCAATCCTACTAATGCATTAGGGTCAGGAGAACTTCCGTCTCTTGCCTCATTAAGTCCCGTTACATTTCTTATTTGGTTTAGGTAGTGATTGTAGTTAGTTAAAAGCATCTGAGTCTTGGATGCACCCGAATTAGAGTTTAGCTCCTGAATAGGAACCCTTGCATTATTAAACTCTCCATCTCCTGTATAGCTCCTTCCGATTACACTACCCGTTTGGAAGTATAGTCGCAAAGCGTCTTCAGGATTGTATGCTGCTCCCGTACCTAAGTCTACTTCACTTAGACCATCTGCATCAATAAATACACCATCAGGTACAACCCGTGATATAACCTGCTGTAGTTTTAGGTGAGTAATCTGAATCAAGTCAGCGAATGGTATCATCCTTCTAACTAAAGACTCAATAACTCCCTTGTACATTCTTGGTGCAACACATACATAGTTAGGTATAGCGTGTTGAGTGGCAGACTGTGGTCGTACCATATTCTCCATCATATCCCACTTGAGTATAATGTTAGTACCCATAACCATAACACCCTCATACCATACATCAATAGTCTTAGAAACCTTTTCAAATTTCCCTTCCTCTTGCATATCTTCAGGTGGGTTAAAGCTATCGTCTTTCTCGACCATAGATACATTACCATTATCCTTTACCTTTCTTTTGTATACTACCTTCTTAGTGGTCTTATAGTTAAAGTAAAGTAGAGTTGCAGTATCCTTATAGAACATATCATTCTGTTGGAATTGAGCAACATCATAGTAGTCATACCAACTTTGAGAGTATTTAGATATTGTCTCTAAGTCTTCATTGGTTAGACTTGTGTCAATCTTAACAAGCTCAGTAATAGGTACAGTCTTAATCTCTCCCCAATAAAAACAATCTTTAAAGTGAGGGTCTTCAGTATAGCTGTATACAATATTAGCAGGGTCTACATAGTTTAGTTTTACTCCTCCACCGGGAAGGAACTCGTGCTTGGCACATCCTATACCTAATACGGTAAGGTCATAGTCAAGCTGCTTTCTTATGTCGTTATACTTATTACTTTCAAATATTGTGCTTATAGCCTCTTCCTCTGCAATCTCTATTGCAGGCTTGTAGTTAAGCTGCATATATAAAGCCAACTCCTCATCAGTATTAGGAAGCTCATCAGGATTCATCGTGAAAGGATTAACCCCTGTCTTCTCTTGTACAATCTCAAGAATAGGCTTTGCAACCATCTGCCCTTCTATCATCTGCTGATACTTGCTTCGCTTAGACATAGACATAGCATCTTGTGCATATGCCTTTGGCTCGAACATACGGTCTTGCATACCGTTAACAACTATGTCAACAAACTTTGGAAGTATAGGTACAGGTGTCCAATCTAAGTTTAGATAACTTAAATCTCCATCAACAGCAAGCTCATTTTTATATTTACCTACTGACTGCTCACCTCTTGCATATAATTTTAATCTTTGGAAATCTCTCCATTGACTGTAAAACCTACAAGAGTTCCCATCCTTTCTAAACCACTCATACTGAATAGCCTGACCAATCTGCAACCCGAACTCGACAGTTTTTTTCTCTGCATCCGACACAAATTGATTTGGGAAACTTGTAGATGATATATTAATTTGTACCTCTTTCATCTAATTATTTCGCTTGTATTGCCTCTATTACTATACCTTGCAAAGTTAATCTTTATTTTTGATACTTTTTTCTCAGTAAAATATAGATGCCTCTGCGTTGCCATTATAGCTAAACCTGAGCTAATAGACGCATCAAATTTAGTTCTGTTCGATATGTCAAACTTTGCCCAATCCTCTAAGGTTCTTACGAATACACAATCGCCCATCTCGTCCTCAGACTTGAAGCCAATGTGCTCTTCTATGTAGGACTCTATAGCAGAGGCGTGAGCCTGTTTAACGTCTTCACTTGAGTTAGGTATACCCCCAAGCTCTCTTTCTGTCTTAGAGAGCTTGTTAGCAGGCTTGTCGGGTCTGTTCATACTGAACCCCCTATACCCTCTATTCTTAAAATGATATAATAGTCTCGGCTTGTTATTCTCACACAGGATTGGCATACCATAAAATACGCAAGCCATTAGCACATCCTCAAAGAATATCTCTGCCGTATCAGGTCTTGCTATATACTCTAAGAAGAACTGATTGCTTGGTGCATCTTCCATACTAAACTTAGTCTTTCCGTGTAGTGCCCCATTAGAGCCACCTCCACCAACTACTCCTGATATGTCATAGCTATCACATCCGAACGCACCCATATGCTCATTGCCCGGATACTTTACTCCATTCTTTTCTACTACCCTGTTCTGTAAGTTCTTACTTGGTGTCCACGATACATAGAACCGTCCCCTCTTGTCAGGGTTGAATACTACCTCTGTATCCTTTATACCATTCTTCCAAGAGAAAGACCCACGAGTTACGTGGTGCTCCATAATCAATGAGTCGTTATACTCAACCTGCTGATATATCTTGGTTAGATTAAATATAGACTGCTTGCTCTCATCTCTAAATGCGTGTGACTCTGTCCTTGGGAACTGTCTGTAAAACTCATTCAATGCATCAGGGTCGCTTTTTAAAGAGTCAACCTCTCCCTTCCAATAGTCGATAGCACCCTGAGTTATCTCCTCGCCATCAATCCCAAGTACAGGCTCTTCAGGTGTCCTGAATACAGGCATACCATACCTGTCTATAAACCCCTCCATATTCCACTCCATTGGAATAAACAAGGAGTATAGTCCACTCTTAGTCTGACCATTAGAGTTACGGTTTGTAACATCAGAGTCTCTATATAATTTCTTAAACTGCTCTCCACCTTTCTTTAATGCATTAGATGTAGAACCCATCATACACTTACCAATAACCTTGCTACCTAATCGTAGACAGGTCTTAGTAACCCTCCAATTATTTAATATATTGTTTGGCTTCAACCACTTACCACTCTCATCGTGGACTAACAGCAATAGCTTCTCCCCATCATAGGAGTTATCATCTGTGTTCTTCCAATCTATAGTGGTATCCAATCCGTACAACTCATCAGTAGATGTGTCGTACATATTCTTTTTTGTAATCTTTGATGCAGGAATCCTAAATGCTAACTCAGTCTTAGGCTTATCCATACCATCCATAATAGGCTTAAAGAAGAAAGGTAGCCTGCTATTTATTGGCACGACCTTATCCGTAAACATCTTCTTTGCATCGCCCCCTGTCTTGGATAGCATACCAACCCTCGCATCCTTTGCGAGTGTCCCTGTATTCACACACTCAGATGAACTCATAAATGAGAAACCTGAACGTCTTATCTTTAGATAGTCTTGACCAAAGCTACGTTTGTCTGCCCTGCAAGCCTCCCAATGTAAGAACAATAGTCTGTTAGCCTCTCTGAAGTCAGGGTATCCTACATCAATAGAAGCCCATTGCAAGTACATATAGTGAGAGCCTGTGATATATGTAGGGATACCGTTTGACATAAACCACATCCCATCTTCTCTTCTCTCAAACTCTTTCTCAATATAGTCCACCCATCTATCCTTAAACTCAGATGGCTTCTCATTCCATTGGAATATAGACTGTATCTTATTTAATTCCTTTGGTATATCTGCCCTCTCCCAATACTGCTCAGATTTTTTCTTATGTCTCTTAAAGCATTCCTTCGGTTTAGCAGGTAGCCCTATTCTTAGACTCTGTATCTCGATGACATCTCCTAACGTTCCGTCCTTAGATATTATAACTAAGTCATACTTACTGTCATATCCATACGTCCAAGTCTTAGCCTTGTTCTTATTCACAAGGACTGTCTTTGGTATATAGTCTTCTATAACCCTATGTAAGTTTCTATTTAGACCGTCTTTCTGCAAATCCCTGTTTTGTATCTGTCTTCTTAGGACCGTTCTTCAAAGACTCTAACGCCTCCTTCTCAGCTTCAATCCTATTCAATATCTCAAACGCATCGAATATAGCTAACTTCTTTGTAGCTGCTGCGTTCTTTAATCTGTCAGCAGAGATATCATCCTCCGGGTCGTGTTTTATAATAGCCTCCTTGGAAACCTTTATTAGCTGCTCTACTGCTTTATACCCTGCTTCTATTATTTTTAATTTTATATCCTTTGAATCCATCCTAACTTCATAGCTTCATTGTTATCTGATGGTCATACATCCTGTATAGCTTCTCGCCATCAATGTCGAACTCATACTCGCTCTCAGGCTTGAAGGATATCCTATCTCCATTATTAACACCCTTGCTAATCAAGTAGTCGTTGGATATCTTTACTAATCCTACAAGTGGCTCCTCCGAAAATGGTTTATATATATAGGACTCTGTTGTAGGTACAGGCTTTACAAAACAATACCTATCATAAGAGTACCAAGTCCCATCTTTTTTATATGCGTAGAACTGCTCTAATTCTACAAAGAATAGGTCATCTTGGAAATAGCTCTTGCCACTCTTACGCCTCCCTTTCATATCGTTATAGAACTTGAATACGTTGTGGTGTACAAGTAGTGTATCTCCCTTGGAGATTTTTCCATCATACCCAACAGGAGTCTCAACTACCTCAGCAAACCTATTAGAGAACTTGTGGTCCTCTTCTGATGTGCTTACAATAAACTCTATGCCACCAATATCTTTGGTGTTGTTGTATCTCTTGTTGTTTAATGGTTTTACAATAAATGAATGGGGTGACCTCATTTAAAATTCTATGTTATACTCTATGGACACAGGCATAGTTGAAGTAAACTCTTTCCAAAGTATTACCGCCTCACTATCATCCTCAATCCATATTTTAATTGAATTACTATTATTGTCGTAAATTATTAGATGGATGGTATATGCACCCCTACCCACAGCCTGCCCTACTATGTAGTGCATAGCCCCGGATTTATAATCGGGTCCTATAGATATCTTCCTAATAATACCTGACATTATTTTACTTTTAATATATTTATCTTAAAGTTGGGAGTGATAGTGAAAAGACCATCTGTATCAGTAGAAGATACTAAAGACCCTTCATTAAAAAATCCACTATCTCTTGACATTCTAAAGTTTAGAATCTGACCTGCAGTCACAACAATAGGAACAGTCCTCTCATATGGAATCTTGTCTCCTGCATCCTTAATACCTACACTCTGACTTGCTCCCTCTTGAACTCCATCAATAAAAGTACCAAAGTGAACTAATGCAGAAGCTCCTCCATTTGACCTTCCAAAACACCCTTGTGCTATTAGCAAGTATGTACCTGCTTGGTTAAATGTAATGTTACCTGATGCATCCAACATAACAGGGTCAGATGCTGTGCCCTGTGCCCCACCGATAACTATCTGATACAATGAGTTTGTTGTAGATGGTCCTTGAGATACTGCAACGTCTTCAGCAGATAAAACATTTGTAAGTGTAACCCCACCTAACCCTAATATATCTTGTATAGTGAAGTTCTTTGTTGCGTTGTTATTATCTACGTCAGTACCTATAACCTTATCGGTTAATGATGGTGCTGTTGCTTGTGCGTAATTTGCTATGTATCCCATTTGCTTATTTGTCTTTTTTCTTTTCTATATGTCCTGTCTGAACATTAATTCTTATAGAGTCTCCGCCACCATACTTATCAGCCATCTCTGCCTCTATCTTGGTGTACTCCTCTTTTATCTTATCAATCTCGTTGATGATTGACCTCTTTGCTAACTCAGCATCAGCCAACTGCATCTTTGATTGATTAAATGCATTGAGCATACCTTGTACCCTCTCTAATTCTTTCTTACTTAATTTTGCCATTTGATTTTATTTATACTACAAAGATAGCATATTTATATGAAATGTGTTTTTTATACAGGCGTAGGCTTAGGAATAAATTCCTGAAGAGTAAAGTACAGGCTTACATCTGCAAACATATCTTCAAGTATATCCTCTATAGCATCAAATTCAATAATGCTTATATAAACATCTCCTATAATATCCTGCACCGGATTTAATATTAAATCTCCTGTGTATTCAGTTTCGATTTCTACCCAAGTTTTTAAGTTGAGGTCGTTATGTATTCTATATGCTTCCATTTTTTTTTACCAAGTTTTCTTTCCTAATTCATTCATAAAGTCATCTACAATAGTACTCCAAACAGGGACCATTGTTGGATTAAGACCTGAGAAGTAATGCCCAAACATCATTGTATTTGAAGCCTGTGCAAATGTATTACCATTAACATTTACACCTCCAAAGGGTAGCACTAATTGGCTGAAAGCACTTGGACGAAGGTACTGACTATTTGTAGATTCCAATACCCCGTTGTGATAGTTCTCTCCTTCTGATGGTAATGCAAATAAATTAATCCAAGTATGCCCTTGATTATCATCATTACCGCCACCGCCTACTGCATTATCTAAACACCAACTACGCCCATAAGATGATACACCTGTTCCCATTCTTCTCCACAAGTTCCCTTCAAATCCACTGTTTGTAGCATAATTTCCAAAGTCCCACCTCGAAGTGCTATCTCTCAAGACATTACCTACACAGGCACTTGAAGAGTCTAACCCTGCAAAATTATCTGCAATTATATTGGAGTTTATATATCCATTTACCCCATTGGTAGTAACCCCGTCATAGTTCGCTGTACACCCACCAACGTATGTTTGTTGCAGTGAAGTGCTTGATGGGTCCATAAGATTATACTTCTTAGTACCTAATGTGTCTCCGAGCATTGGAGATATCTGTAATCCTTGAGCCTGATTAAATATCTCAGCGTCCCCAAAGTTTGCATACGCAGGGTCTTCTCCTTTTATTCTTTTGCAAAAATTATCAATAGACTCTGCCTCTACGTTAGTTAGAGTATACCCCTCAACAGAACTAAGCTCATTTGCATATGCGAGAGCAAGTTGGTCTGTTATTACATATCCTCCGCCTCCGGGATATCTGTTACTTGTTGTTATGGATATTGAGTTTATCATATATTATTTCTTTGTGGCGTATGACTTCATCATCTTCTCGCCTGTCCTACCAATTACATATCCACCAATACCGAGCTGCAATAAATTCCAAAACTCATTCTCAAGTGGTGGAATAGGTAGCTCCAATACAGGTGCTAAAAATTTTACATAGATAACTATAAACCCAAACGCTAACATAAGTATTGGTCTCCAACTTCTCTGTAGCCAATTACCCTTAGCCTCTGTTACAATTATCTCAGTCTGCAACTGCTGTAACTCAATCTGCTTCTTTACAAGAATCTCCTTGATTACATTCTGTGCCTTTATCTTCTCTTCCTTAGAGGTGAATAGCTTATCCAATCCACCAAGTAAGTCTGTTACTACACTACCTCCAAACCAATCAAATATCTTCTTCATTAATTATATTCCTCCGTTGCATCAAAACTTGGACACGCTTTAGGTGAAAAATCTCTGTGACCGTGAACCTTAGATTCAGGATGCTGAATTTTTAACACCGTTAGCAACGTCTCCAAACTTTCTTTCTGCTCATCAGTCCTCGTGTCTTTAGGAGTCTTTGCATCCTGCTCGACACCACC